GTGGTAGCCTTTAGTGAAGTGCTGGATACGCCCACGCACTTTCTCACTATAACCCTCTAGCTCTTCATCGGTAACTTCAGTAGGTGCTTCTTTCATCACCTTACGGTTACGGTCTTCTTCAGGGGTATCGTCTACTACTTCAATCTCTAGTTTTTCCTCTTCAACGTTAGCGCCTTTTTCAGCGCTAGTTTCATCAGGAAACTTAAAATCTGTATTAGCCATTTGGGCTCCTAGTTAAATGCGTCCAAAACCACGGGGGTCATCTACGGTTGCTTCTACGCTATCATCATTGATGATGCGGAACTCTTGACCGTGGATTTTTACTCGGGTACCCGTGTTGGGGCGCACCAGCACAAAATCACCAGCTTTACAAGACGGGCCACTAGGGAACCGCGTTTTGTCAGTGTACGCATCAGGGCCTACTTTAATTACAAACAGAACCGGCGACAGCAGTTCTTCATAATGCATAGTTTGTCCAGCCTTTACAATACCACTGTCATACTCCTTTTCAACATCAGGGAGCGCACACAGTAGGTGGTATGTAACAGGTTCTGGTAGCTGTTTAGGCTTCCCATCTGCAGCTTGCATGGCCGCTTTAATATGCTCAGGAACCACAATGTCAATCATCACCATTCTCCATTACACGCACGAGGTCTTGTAGTAGTTGTTGTGTAAAGGAAAGACCCCGGAGTTCCCCTACCAACGCTTTGTACTCTTCAAACGTTCTACAACTGCCCCCCAGCAGGGCAGTTTCAATACCCTCTTTGTGCTTAACTACTTCTTTAATTACGTCCGTTAGGGCCTGCATTTAATGTCCTATTAGTTTGTTGCGACTTCATACCAGCTTTTGCAATGTCAGCTTGAATACGCTTATCACCTTGCCGCTCTTGCGATTGCAGTCTAGCACCTTCTTTCTTCGCGTCAATAGTAATTCTATCTCGCTCAATTTGAAGTTTCTGCTGCGATAACTGGAATTCACGGTCGCTTTGCTCTTTCTTACGCGCCAGTTCCTGCTCTTTTAGTTGCAATTCCTTCATCTGTAATTGCATATTAGGGTCTTGCGCTTGTTGCTGCGCTTGTTGTTGCTGTGCTTGCTGTTGATTACTTTGCAGCAACTGCTGTGACGCTTGAGCAATAAGTTGCGACAACTGCGCTTCAACTCGGGGATCTAGATTGGCGTCAGGCGGCGGCAGTGGCACACCTAATTGTTGCTCTACCTTAGCGCGATAGTTAAAAGCTAAGTGCTCCGCGATATGGGCCATAATAGAACCCTGCATCTGCTGTGCCATCGGGCTTTGACCAATTAGCTGCATCACACTGGGGTCTTGCATCAACGCCATGTGCGTAGCAATGTGTGCATCATGGTCTTGGGTAATAAACGCCTTAGTTGGCTTACCAGTCAAGAACGACATATTCTCGCTGATAGGGTCGCGGGGTTTTTGGTCCTCATCACCAGGGATTAGCTTCTCAATGTTCTTGATGCCAAGCACTTCCAACATCTGACGGTGTAACTGGGGTAGGTCATAAATCTGCGGTGCGCCTTGCGCTAATTGAATAGCCGCTTGGTACTGCATGATACGCTGCGCCATGGTGGCAGCGTTAGGGTCACTAACCGGAATTACTTCTGAAGTAGCGTAGTCAGACTGCTTGGCTTTACGCTCTGCGTTGCTAGGATCATACTCATACTCTTGTGGAGTATTCTCTTGGATGATTTCCTTGAGTAGTTTGAACTCCATCCGCAGTGACGCATGCACCCGCGCCTGCACAGCAGACATGGTTTTTAGCGTGCGCTCTAACAGCGCCAACGTGGTACCAACAGGCGCCTGCGCACTCATGTCGGAAATGTTCATGTCGCTGATAGCTCCTAACCGCCGTCCTTCCTCAGTAATCTGATTCAGCAAGGCCAATAAGGTCTGCGAGGGCTCCTTGTATGGGAGCGGCATGATGTTGTCGCGTACGGTCCCGCTAGGCACGTCCACATCGCGGAATTCGCCTGGGGCGATTGGGGTGTCGTCGCCCTTGATTCGTAGACCACGACTCTTTAGGCCACCGGGCAGATTGCTCAGCGATCCCGCGTCCACCAACTGACGAATAAGAGAAGTCCCAGCGCGAGCATACCCGCCAATAAGGTGTACAAGCCCCAGACCATAAGCGCCAAAACCAGGGATGTAAGTATACTGTACAAAGTGCTGCCTCTTTTGCTTACGCCGATCTTCTTTGTCCCAATTTCGGTAGATAGACAGAACCTTCGTAGACCCACGTTCAATAGTGACAATATACGGGCGCTCAATTTCGTCTTCGTCTTCGTCGCCAGGAATCGTGTAATCAAGGTGAAGCTCAAGCACTTGGTACCGATCATCTTCGGTCAGTGAATATCCTTGTTCCTCAGCCTTTTTCTTTTCTACGTCAGTGAAGAACCGTACCGGGTCGCCTAACTCTACGTCACGGTAGAACCCTGCAACTTGTAGCTTCTTGATGTCGTTTTTAGTCTTGCGCATAACGTGCGTAACACGCTCAGCATTATAGACGCTGCTGGCACCATATGGCATCACCACATCTTCAGGAGGTAAGAAGATCGCAGTCTGACGCTCCAGCGCCGGATCAAAATACACTTTCTTAAACGCAGCACCTGCAAGGCCCAGGGTGTACAACATACGCTCATGCTCATGCCGATACTCAATCATCACCTCAGTGAGTTGATAGTTCATATCGTCGCGCACGCGCTCAGCCGCTTCTTCTTTCAGCTTGTCGATAGCACCGATGATCTGTGTCTTGACGGGGCCTTGTGCGGGGAAAGTCTCTGTAATCATCTCCGCTTGAAAGCGGATACCTGCCTCAGTCAGCAGGGTCGAATACACACCGCATGCACCGTTCCAGGGTTCGGTACGTTCTTCGTACTTCATCCCCAGGACTTCAAGCCCCTTAACGAACGAATCCACCCAGTCTTTACGGCTGTTGGTATCTGCTTCAACAAGGTCGATAAGCTCACCCGACAGTTTGCTTAGCTCTCCCTCATCCATATCTTCAGCTAAATTTGCACCAAAGTCATCTTCGTCTTCATTCTCATCTGAGTCATCCTCTTCACCTTCAAGGATAATCTCAATAACAGCTTCGTCAGAATCAGGGCCTGCCGGAATATCTGCGCCCATACCTGCAGCAATACCTTGTAGTGGGTTGAAGGGAAGCATTGCCTTATCCATATTGGTAGCCATATCAATCCTTATTACGGGTTACGTTCAATAATAAGCTGCCCTACGGCCGCTCTTAAAATACTGCACTTCATCAGGCATGTCTGTCGGTAGAGTGATAAACCCACCTTGTCTAAACCTAGCTAAAGCCATACTGGTTACGTCAACCATGTCGTCGTGGCTACCGTACGGGAAAGCTACGCACTGTTCAATCAAATCCTCTGCCCAGCGCCTGCCCTCAGGGTACCACACCATCCCGCTACGCAGAATATCAGCCACGGCATTCAGACGGGCGATCTTGTCCCCAGTGCTTTTAGACGGTGTAAACTCCTGCACCGGAATCCCCATGCGCCGAAGCTCCTGATACAACTGCGTCCCAGCAGACTTCTTTTCCACAATCAACGCGTCTGGTTCCCAGTCCTTATACTCTCGCATCGTAAGGTCTTTAAGCTCTGGGAACTCAACGCGGACGTTGATGACATTCAGCAGTATCAAGTGCGAGGCACCGTCTGTTAACCGATCATCACTAAACACACCCCACGTAGCTAGCGCAGTAAAGTCCGCTCGGTTATGCGCTTCAGCCGCAGCGTCTAACGTCATAATCACATACTCACACCGTGGCGGGTCTTCCTTCGTCCACTTCTGCCACCATTCACGCTTAATAATTGCCGCCTCTTCAGCGGTCGGTGTCTGCATGTACTGCGCATTCCACTGGTACGTAGGCATGGATGCCTTTGTACGCTTTAGCGCATCTAAATCAAACTTCTCAGGCCACAATGCTTTAGGGCCATTATCGGTATCTAAGATAGCTGGGAATTCAAATACTTCGTATTGGTCCGCATCTTCATTGGAACCGCCATCTTTAACCAAGTGGCCAATTAAGTCGTCCATGTGCCACCGTGTATGCACGATTGCTACCCGACCACCCGACATCAATCGAGTCCGCGCACCTGTTGTGAACCACTGATAGGTCTTCTCTAATGAGTCAAAATTACCATTTAAAAGATCCTGCTCACTATGTGGATCATCAACAAGGAGCAAATCAGCGCCACGACCAGCAATACTAGCACCAACACCACAACTAAAGTATTCACCTCCACTATTGGTGCTCCATCGTCCTGCGCTTTTGGAGTCTTGCGCGAGTGTGACATTTGGGAAAATATCCTTGTACGCTTGTGAGTTGACAATATTACGCACCTTCCGACCGAAATCTACAGCCAAATCCCCTGTGTGGGAGGCCATAAGCACCTTCTTATCCGGGTACTTACCCAGAAACCATGCCGGAAATAACGTAGAAATTAGGTGTGACTTACCATGCCGGGGTGGAATAGACACTGCAACACGGTCTTTTTGCCCGTATGCAATCTCCATTAAGAGATACGCTAGCTTTCTATGGTGCGCAGCTACAATATACTGGGGGTCAATGTGCTTACAGAACTCAATCAGGTCTAATTCACACTTCTTAGCGTGATTTCGGCGCTCTAATTCCTCTACGACTGCAAGAATCTGCGTCTGCTCTGGTAAAGAGAAGCTATCTAGGTTGTCATACAGCGTTTTAATGTCTTCTGTAGACAGACTACCGACATTTAGCATGTATTTATCCGCATTTAGATATCGTTAAGGGCGTTTTTATAGTCAATTGAACGCGTAGTTAGCTCTACATGAGGCAAAATCACTGCATCCTGCACTTCTGTGTCACCCATAAGCTTCTTTAGCTTGGACTTAAGCACTTCTTCAAGCTCGCTGGTAGACCTATTAGTTACCGTAACCTCAGTACGCTCTGAAAACAGGCCAACATCACTAATTTTACCTAGTAGCTCCAACGCTTTCATGCGGATACGTGCGTCATTGTTGTCAGACTCTACAATAAGCTTGTTGGTTACGTAGTGACGTAGGCTTTTTGCCTCATGCACAATCTCCATATCATACTCTTGCAGGATGCTACGCACAAAATACGCACCTCCTGGGGTACTCATGGCGTTATTTACCGCACTTACTTGAGGTTCTTGTCCCTTAGCTAATGCACTCAGAATAGCCTTGGCTGAATCCTTTGATTGTTTAAGTGACGCGTCATCCCCGCTATACCCTTCTTTCTCTAATAGTTGTGCAGCGTTACATGCAGCTACCGCTTTAGCACGCACGTCCTTGTACGGCTTTGATGCACCTGTTGGGATAGGGATGTGTTCTTCTACGTCGCAGATAATCATGATTTATTCCAAGCACCTTACGGGTAACGCCATCGTTCCGAAATGAGTCTACCAGTGAAATATTTATACCGCAAGTGGTGTTATAGCTACTCCTACCGGGGGGTGTTTCTATATTGGGGG